TGCCAGTATTTAATATGATTAGGCAGAGCTTCCATAGCCTGCTCTTGTTCATCATCTGATAGCTTGTTCCATGCTTTTTCAGCATCTTTGCGAGCCATCTTCTTAGGATAAAGTTGATACCAATCAATGAATTTTGCCATTTTGTGTAAGTTTGTTTTTTAGTTTTTCAAAAATTAATTGTGATTTAAGTAGCTGGTTTTGATCTGCGAGCTTTACCAATAGATTAGCTGCTTCTATGAAAACAATTTCATCTAGTGGCACATATGGCTCACACTCATTAACTAACTTCTCTGCTAGTTTGTATGCTTCTGCAATCATGCCATTATCCATTTTGATATTTGTAATCCTATGTAAGTTCCTATGCCAATCATATAAAGAATAACAGCTACAAACTCTACAAGCATCAAAGGAACATCTCTTTGAATAAAGCCTGCCAAAGTCCATAATGCGCTACCAATGAAGCTAAGGAATAGATTTAATGGATAGATATTAAAGCTAGTCAAAGCAATGCCAAGCAAGCAAAGGATAGTTCCAGCCCATTTTATGAGTTCCATTAGCTTAGTAGATCCTGTGCTGTGATTCCTTTTTCAGCCATGATCTTCCTTAGCTTTTCGATTGCTCGCTTTTCTACAGAAAAAATAGTTTTCTCATTCAAAAACATCTTTTCAGCTACCTCTGCTCCTGACATTTCATAGTCAAAGTAGCCCATCTTAAAATTATTTGATTCCATGATGCTCCTCTATCTCTTTAACAATTAATGCGAACTCTCCAGCGCCAATCAGATCACTCCATCCTTTATGCAACTTCATTACCTGATTAGCATTCATTGGCTGTAAATCTTCAAACCAGTTAAACCATCCTAAAAATGGAATAGGCTCAAGCATTTTTTCTTTCCCTTCTGAATACAGTTGGATAATCTAGATCAGAGTAATCTTTGCTCCAATCTTTCTGTAGCAACTTTTCTACCTTTTTCTTTCTCTTATGCTGTCTAAATATTTCACCAAGCTCATAGCCTAATTTGTAAGATTTGCTTACTTGCTTAACTGCTGGAGCTGTAGGCACAAGGCTAATTTGTAGATTGATAGTTTGCATATTGTTCCTATTGTTTAGTTGAGTTGATAACTTCTATTGCTGATTGATAACCATGCTTCCAAATAAATTCTAAATCTTCTTGGGTGTAAGGCTGCCCATTAGCTTTTAATAAAACTGATGGAGATTCCTTTACTTTTTTATATGAGTTGTAAATGATTAATGCTAATTCAGTTGCAATGACTACAAAGTAAGCTGCCCACCAAGATCCACTTGCATCTAATTGCCATAAGACAAAAGCGCCTATGAAATAAATCATAGATCATAACCCTTTGCGCCTTTTTGTGTTTTTACTAAAGTAAAGTTTTCTGCTGGATAGCGCATCTTTTGACCATTGTTCCATATGGCTAAAACTGTTTCATCATCAATGCCATAGCAACCTTCCATTGTGTAGCCTTCAGAAGTAAACATATAAAGCTGCCTTAGCGCTGTGTAGTCTTTTCCTTTATGCACACAGGCATTATTTGTAAGAATGATCTTACCGCCTGCTTTATTTGGCATCATTGCAATAGCTTCTGCTTGAGCCTGCTGAGTTGTAAAGATTGCTGCAAAAAATACTAGGATTATTGCAATAAGTTTTGATTCCATTTTTACTCCTTCACAGTTGAACTTCTACAATCATAAAGCATATTTGTAGAACTATGTAGAGTTTATTTCTAGTGGATTACACCTAGATTTTTATGCGCAATTTTTTCTTGGCAAGAATGGATTTTTTTCTGCAGGAGTAAGAGCAGTAACCTCTTTTCCTAGAATGAATGAAATCAAGCAATGCGAAAAGAATTCCACAATGGCATTCAATCATTTTTTGCTTTGGTTTCATCAGTAGATTATATAACTACTATAGTATTAAAAGCATTAGTAGTTATTACTTCCTTTGAGGATGAGCAAACCTAGCCTTAACCTAGATTTGCCTTCATAAGTTCTTCCTTCTCGGAATCGCCTTAACCCGCCAGTCTTTCAAGGAATCGGCACTAGCTTCGCCACCGATCTTGCGCTATTACATCCTTTAAACCCCCAGTAGCGCTTGTAATTTAGTTGCTGGTGGTTTTCATGTCCCCAACTAAATCCTGCAGAAAAAGAAAAAGCCCTTTAAAGCTATCTCTAAGATGGAATTGCTTATTAAAAGACCCCAGTAACTTTTAGTAAGCACTCAAAGACAGCCCCAAAAGGCTCTTTACTAGGGTAAGTAACAGGCAGATTCCACTCTGCTAGTGAAAATTATATATCAGAATTCTAATTCTTTGTAATCATACCTACCATTAGGCTTTTTATACCAGCCAATAACAATAATTCTCCATCCAGCACCAATGATTTCAGGAAGAAACTCAGATTCCTCAATCTTCTTAACCCTAGCATTCATATTGCTTTTGCTAGTGATCTGTATGCCGATTGTTTGCCCTGCTCCTACAGCCAATACATCAAAGATCCCAAAAAGATCCTTTTTCCGCCTAGTAAATGAGTTGTAGCTTTCAACAACTGTGCATTTATAGCCCATTTCAGTATATAGGGCTATTGTGCGCTGATTTAAGCTACTCAAAATCTGCCTGTGAGAGTTTGCCTTCAGATGCAGCAATGATGGCGCTATGGTGCTTTTTAGGCACTTTGCCACCTCTCATACCCCAAGCATATACAGAAACATATTTGCAGCCAATCTTCTCTGCAAAGTTCTTGATAGAGCCAAAAGTAGCTACACCCTTGCTAAATTGGGTTTGTGATGCTGATTCCATGATCTCTCCTTAGTGAATTCTCTACTATTCTACAATAATTCTTGTAGATTCAAGTAGTTATGCCATATTAGGGTTTTCCTTAGAAAAATATTCTACATTTTCTATTTACTTCTACATTTTTATGATAAGATTTCTACATCTACACAAGAAAGGAAACAAGATGAAATTTAAAGCAACTCACAATAATGGTTTTGTAATTGAAGAAAGAGCAACTGGATTTGCTTCTTTTTGGAATGAAATTTTGCCAATTATGGTAAATGGCGAAGAATCTAATTGGGTATTTCTTCTAGATGGAAAAGAAGTTTCTTATGATGTAATTCAAAAATCCTGTTTAGATTCTTTTAAAGCATGGAAAGCAAAAAAAGCATTAACTCATAAAAAAGTGCGCATTAGTGTAGGAGCAACTAATTTGCCAAATACCTACAAATCAGTTTGGATTAAAAAATAAAGGAAACAATATGAAACAATTTTTACAAGGCATCATCCTAGGCTTAATTGCCTTTGGCATCCCTACTCTAGTTTATGCGCTGAAAGTAGGCGCACTATGAAACCAATCAAATCTATCTTTTGGCATATCTTACAAATTGAAATACAAGCTAGAAAGGCAATGAAAAAAAATGGATAACTATGATCGCTGGTTAATGGCAGGCGCAGATGATGGAATGGATGAGCAAGATCGCATAGATGAAGAACAGGCTCGCCTTCTTAAAGAAGAAAATAATTCTGATGATTACAACAACTTCATAGAAGCTATTACTGAAGATTGCCTAGCTCCGCATTGTGATGCGCTAGAAGAAGCTCTACAGCAAGATGATAAGGCTAAGATTGGATTAATCATTAGCGCTGCTGTCTATACCTATTGGGAAAATAAATCTTTAGAAGAAGCACAATTATCCGAAGAAGGCGGATTTTTAATATGACAAATCAATTTCTAGAATTAGCAAAAGTAGATGTATCTGATCGAGTTAAACAGAAACAATCTTTTAAATACCTAAGCTGGAGCTATGCAGTCCATGAGCTGCTAAGTAGAGATCCGCAAGCTACTTGGGAATACAAAGAACCAGTAACTTTTCCTGATGGCACTATGATGGTTTTCTGCGCTGTTACAGCCTTTGGTAAAACAATGACCGCACAGATGCCAGTTATCAACCTCAATAAGCCAATAGCTAACCCTAATGCAATGCAGATTAATACAGCTATGCAAAGGGCTTTGACAAAATCAATAGCGCTGCATGGTTTAGCTCTGTATATCTACCAAAATGAGGATCTACCTTTGGAAGATGAGGATGATTTAGAAGAAGCCTTAGAAGCCTATATTGAGAAATTGCAGGCAAGTTCTAGCCCTGCCGAGTTGCGAACTGCCTTCTCTGAAGGATATACCGAACTGAAGAAATTTAAAAGTCTTGCCAAAAAACTTCAAGAAGCATATGAGAGCAAAAAGGTAGAACTGAATGCGACTAGCTGATAACCAACCTGACAATATCTGCCATGATTGCGGAGTGCTATGGGGCAATGAAAAACCAAAGCACCATCAATGTAGAACTTGGATAGATACTTGTGATGTATGTAAGCAGCTAAGAGCAATAGTAGATGTAAGTGAATGGGGTTACTTAAAACAAGGATGGGATAAAAATGAAAAATGAAAATTATATTTATACAAAAGCTGGAACTGACATTACTATCAGATGGCGCAAGCTCTACAACTACACTCCGCCAAGCGAGCAGGAATCTTATAAAAAGAAATGGGCGGATTTTAGAGCTAAGTGCAATAAATCTGTAGATGATTTGCAGGCTGCAACAAAACTTCTTCCAGCCCAAATTTATGAGTTGAAAAGAAAATGATTCATAATAAACTCTGCTTGGAAGCATTCAATAAGCTGAATAAGCCTGTATATCATCCACAAGAATTCTTTGCTCTTGGATGGCAAGCTGCAGTTGAAGCCTTGAGCCATGAGTTTCAAAGAAGATATATAGAAGAAGGCAAAGATCCTGATTTAATTCAGATCAATGCTTATGAACCACTACCCGAAGATGATAAGGAATGAAATGAAAGAATCTGATTACTCTGAGTTGTATCTTGATGCAAAGTTGGCAATTAACAATACTTACAAGTTATGCCTTACTGGTCATTGGGATGATGCAATTAAAGCTGCTGGAGCAGCAAGCGATATTTGCAAACAACTTCAAGAGTTACTACAAGTAAAACAAGGGAGCTAAAAATTACAACTTTTACAACTGAAGAACGGATCTCAGCTCAAGTAGTGCAGGGATCAGATGAATGGAAACAATTAAGACTAGGCAAAGTAACTGCTAGTAGAGTTGCTGATGTAATGGCTAAGATTAAATCAGGGGAAGCTGCTGGTAGAGCTGATTATCGAACTGATTTAGTTGTAGAAAGGCTTACCAATAAGCCATCAGATAGCTTTACTAATGCAGCTATGGCATGGGGAACTGAGCAAGAGCCTTTAGCTAGAATTAAATATGAAACTGTCTTTAATCTATTTGTGGAAGAAGTGCCATTTATAAACCATCCTACTATTGAATGGTTTGGCGCTAGTCCTGATGGATTAGTAGGATCAGAAGGATTGCTAGAGATCAAAGCGCCTAACAGTAAAACCCATATCAAATATTTAAATGATGGCAAACCGCCTTCTAAATATATCCCACAGATGATGGCTCAGATGGCTTGCACAGGGCGAAAATGGTGCGATTTTGTATCTTTTGATCCTAGGATGCCTGAAGGGTTAGATTTCTTTGTAGTGCGCCTTGAAAGGGATGAGGAATATATCAAGGCAATGGAAGCAGAAGTGCAGCAGTTTTTGAATGAAGTAGAAGCAGAATTATCACAATTAAGGAAGAAACTAAATGGCAATTAAATATGATGTAATTACCAAAAATGGCAGCTATAAAGATAAGAATGGCGAAGAAAAAACTAGATGGCTTAAAGTTGGTGTCTGTATGGATACTAAGCAAGGCGGATTAGCTATCAAATTAGAATCTTTACCAGTATCAGGCTTTGATGGATGGTTAAGCCTAGCAGAGCCAAAGGTAAAGGATAACTTTACTCCTAGGGGTAATGATGAGATGCCAAAGGCTTCTTTATCTGACATAGATTCAGATATTCCTTTCTAATCATGCAGGCGCTATTTACAGAAGTTATAGTTAAGCTGCTCCGCCAAGGGCATTCTATTGAAGCTATTGAATCGGCAATGATGGACGAGTTAGAGATAATCCAGCAATCAAAGCCTTTCCTAATGGCTCAAAAAGAAGCGGATCAAGCTCCATGAAAAAAGGGAGAGATAGGCTCTATCCTTCACATCTTGCGCTGCCCAAGAACCTATCAAGGCAGCACTTATGAATGGCTCAAATACTTATGCTGAAAGGCAATCTACAGTAAATTGGGGAGAGATCTTATTTGAGAGATATTGTGTAAGCAAAGGCTACAAATATTGGCGCTTAGGATCAGATGAGAAGAATGGCACAATCACTAACTTCTTTAGGCTTAATGCAATGGTTAGGAATCTTCCTGACTATATTGTAGATACTGGTAATACTACTTTTGTAGTAGCAGTAAAAGGCACAGCAAATTTCAAGGAAAAAGAAGTAAAGATGCTTCCTCTATTTATGGAATGGTATAGCTCCAAGGATGCTCCGCTAGTCTATGCTTTTTGCTTTAAGGATCAAGCGCCAAAGCTGGTTTATCCTGAGAAGATAATAGAGCTGTATAGGGTGGAGCAGGATAAGAAATGGGATGATGGAGTTATCTACCGCACTCTCAAGCTGTAGTCAAAACTTCATACACCTTCTTAGTTTTGTAAACCCGATCCATTGCGCCTGTCATACCGCCATTTATGCGCTTAGTAATGCCTTCATAATCATTGGCATCAGCAAGCTCATTTAAACCCTTCTTATTCCAATACCAGCCTGCAGATAGGCAAGCATACTTCTCGGTTAATAAAAGCTCAGGAGAAGCTGTTAAATCAATTCCTAGGGCATCTCCGCATCTTTTATAGTTATCTTTAAAAGTTAGCTGAAAAATTCCCCTGCCATGATACTTCCAGCCATCCCCATCTTCAGTATTGCCAAATCTATTGCCATATACTTTATTAGCGATTTTTTGAGGATTTCTAGCATACTGTTCTGCAATAGCCATATCAGGAAAGCGAGATCCCCAAATAGAGATTAAGCCATTAGCGCTGTAGTTTAAATTTTCTTCTAGATTTCTAAACCAGTTGCTTTCATGCGCAGCCTGCCCTATAAAATGGGCTTTTCTGATATTGGTAACAATCTCATACTTCTTAAAGGTGTAATTGAGCCATTCTAGCCATTTAGGATCTATGCCTAATGCAATGAGCTGCTCTGCTGTCATTGGATGCCTGCCTGAGCTTTAATCCAATCCTGCAGGCTTACTAATTGCTGAGTTGTATAGGCGCAAGCAAGTTGTAAGTTGGTGGCTTTTCCATCAATGCTGATGGTGGATTGGGGAATGGCGGACAATTCACCGCTACTGGAGTTGCGCAAGCCTGAAGAATAATAGTTCCGCAAAGCAGAAATCCTAGCTTCATATTCATTTTTGATTCCTTTGGTTACTAAATCAGATTGCTTTTGAATGCTGATATTCTCAGCTTCTTTTTTGGCAGCAGCTACAGCTATTTCTTCTTTAAAGTCCATAAAGCGACCATGCTCAAACTTCCAGCCTGAGCCAAAGCCAAGAAGGAATGAAGCGATAACTGCGCCAATAGCGCCATAGATCATTGTAGGATTCATCTAAAGCCTGAGATTCTAGGAGAGAAAGCAAAAGTAGCTTGATAGTTAGTGGATGGCTCTTGGTGCAGAGTTCCTCTAATATTCCAGCCTAAAACACAATAAATGCAGCGATTAAAGCCTATTGGCTTAACCCAAGTAAACTGAAACAATCCAGCGCATTTAACAAAGCACCATCCAGCTACCGCATTATCATTATCTTTAATGGAATCATTGCCATACAAAACAGGCATATTCATTTTTGTATCAATATGCTTGATAGCAAAGGAATAAGCAGGATTTCGCCATAGCCATTTAACTCTTGACCAGTAGCTAGGCGGATTTAGCTTCTCAAAAGTAGCATCACCTTCTAATGAGTTATCAGGTGTCATAAAGACATTTAATAGCTTAGGCAGCCTATAGCCAAATCCTGTTTTAGCTTGATTATCTAACCAGCCATATTGCTCAGTAGCAAATAGCACCATTACAGGAGCAAAAACTATTGCAATCAAGGTATAGATTAAAGAAAGCGGAACTAGAAAGAGATAGTAAAGATAGATCATATATCCTCATTTTTGATAAGGATTCCTTCAATCTGCAAGCCAATAGCGGAGATTAAAGTAGAAGTGCATTGCCATTGGCAATCAGTCTTTTCTGCATATGGTCTAGGAACTGATTTATCAGAGATATAAACCTGAGTAAATGGAGCTTGCAAAACAGCATTACTAATACCATTAGGATTAATTGTGTAAGCTCTGTAGCTAGTTACCTGATTATTGCTTTGGTTTGTATAACAATTTACTTTAGCTAGATAAAAAGTATAGCCCCTAGGAACTGTATAAACAGTCATAGCGCTGCGACCATTGCCATTAGCTATCTTGGCATAATCTACTGTCTTTGCGCTGTTAGAAAGGCTTATAGTGCCTACAGGATTAACTGTGCCAGTAACAGCAATGCTATTGATCCTGAAATAGTTATTAACTGTAGAAACTCCAGTAGTGCCATTAGTTAGGATAAGAGTTTCAAAGATCGGATCATAATTAGAATCCAATCCATTGATTAATATAGAAACTGCTGTATCTGATGCTGATGAGCTATATAAAGTCATCTGCATTGCAGAAGTAGGATAGGTATAAGCAGTAGCATTCTCCCAAATTGGGATAAAAGCGCCATCTACTGAAGCCTGATAGCCTGAAATATTAAGGCTTTGATGCCCTCTGATTTGCCCTCTAGCTACTTGTAGCTCAAAAGGCTCAGATTTATTCCATCTAGTAAGCGATTCATTAATGCTCATTTTGGCTCTGCAGGGAACTTAGTTTTCAAGAATTCTTCAAAAGTAAAGATAGCTCTAGATCCCATATGACCTGATACACCTACAAATGCTGCTGTGATTAGCGGAGAAAGATTTGCATTCTCGCACAGCCAAAAAGTAATAACTCCAGCAAAAGCTGAGGTTACTATTTCACCGATAAATTCAATGATATTGAATGCCCTAGCATGACCTTGTTGTAATTTGCGCATAAAGTTTACAACTCCCCCAAGAGTAGCTAGAGCAAAAACCCAAGCATAAGTAAGAACTGAATATGAAAGCGGATCTTTCTCCATCATACAAACTCCAAAATTTTATTATGCTTAGATAAATTCTCTTTTGCAGGAATAACTTGCAGATTACCTTGAGTATGTAATCCGCAAACCTTCTTGCTGGTTAATGGAATTATATGATCTACATGATACCAAATGCCTGTAAGCATAGATAGCCCATTGGCAGTATCATAAAACTCTTGTATTTGATTTAAGTCTGCCCATAAAGGAGTAGCATTTTTTTCTGATGCTCTCCGATTGGCATTATAAAAAGCAATCTTATTTTTATTGTTTTGCTTCCATTGTGATTTTGTAGAAGCTCTTGATTGCTTATTTGCTAAGTAATCTAGTTGTGATCTTTGCTTGAACTCATCAGATTTTTCTTTATATAAAGTAGCGCAATACTGTAACTTTTTTTCTTTATTTAAAAGATAGTATTGCTTGTCATATAAAGACTTTTTGAGTTTAGCAGCTAGATGCTCCATACTATGCTTTCTTCTTCACAGTTTTATTAGCTACAGTTTTTTTAGCTGCAGGCTTTTTCTTAATAGGCTTTTCAAACTCATGCTCATAATATTCTTGAGGAGTAGCAGGAAAAGGATAAGTTGTATCAACTGTGATTTTAGGCATATAGCCTAGTTTGTCAAATAACCAAGTTATCAATAGCATTATTTAATATCCGATAATTGTTTTTTAGTAGGCTCAGATAAAGTTGGATGCTCCCATTTAGCAATGTAGTCGCCTTTTCCGTCCGAGTCGTTTTGAAGAAAGATTGTTCCATTCGGTGACATAAAGTCATTTACGCTTAATTCTGGATAAATCGCGATTATTTTTTCAGGCAATGTCATTATGCGCTCCTAACTAATGCAGCTTGCATTCGGCTTGTGTATGGAGAACCAGCGTTTTCAAAGGTCGGGCTAGTCCCTGTGATCTGAGCTGAAGATTGGATATAATCGCCAGTGCCATTTAGATATACAAGCATACTTCCTGAAACGGATTGTCCAGGTACATATGACCCAGATGTATATTCATTCCACCGATATAGCTGACCAGCATTTTTCCTTATATATGCAACAGCCGCAGTGAAATTTCCTGAAGAAGCATATCGAAGATTTAGACTTATTTGATAATATCCAGCAACATTTGGGCAAAACGCATATGCTGGTACGGAAAGCCCGTTTAAGGTTACTGTCGATCCTGTGTTGTTGAAGCACCCGGCAGTATCCCATTCTTCATTGTTCAAGATGGCAACGGTTTCTACTCCGCTGGTAATGCTTTGGCTTGAACTGGATAAATAGGCGCTAAAAGATGGTCCATTGCCAACAACATTTAATCCTAATTTTGCTTGAGTTATGCTTGCATCAACCAATTGAGAAGCATTAATTATTTTATTAGTAAGAGTTTGAGAATCGCTTGTTCCTACAGCATCTCCAGTTGGAGCTGTTTTTCCAGCCCAATTAGTTAAATCAGGATCATATGCTTGCACATTTGTTCCAATAACTAAACCTGAAACTGAAGCTAATGTATCTGCTGTTTGGTCTAAAGTAAATAATGAAATCCAAGCATCATTATCTTCATTGCGAATCTTCAGAATATTATTTGTAGTGTCATACCAAAGCTGATTAGCAAAAGTAGGGCTAGGAGCAGAAGTTCCTGATTGGCATGAGCCAAGAGCCTGTAAAGCGCTGTTTAAATCAGCTCTAAATGCTGGAAAGCCTTGATTGGCAATAGTTAGATCATGTTGCGACATATATTCTCCTAGGTTACAAGCTCACCATAGCCCTTGGCTACATAGTCAAAGGTGCGACTTACCACAGTTCCGCTTGAATTCTTGAATCTAATTGTAAAGCCTGATGCAGATTTTGTGGGTATTTCATAGAAATCCCCTTGTTGCAAATTCTGAGCCATGATACCAATAGAAGGAGTTACCTTAAATGAAGGCGCAAAAGTTACAGAGTAACCGCCTGCTCCAGTTCCAGTAGCAATATCATTACCGCCAATCACTCTATCAGGCATATCTACACCAATAGTCAAAGTTTTAAGGATTGGGCTTGCATTCTCATCTACAGAAGTAAGCACAGCTTTAAACCTAAACCCTCTAGCTTTGTAATCTCCTACTAAGAATCTTCTATAAGCTGTCCAAGTTGCAGGAGAGCTATTTGGGTCATCATCTGTAGTAGATACTAATAATTCTACATTGGTATCATCAAAAGCATCAGGATCACCATCAAAATCACCGAATGCAGCATCAAAATCACCTTCTTTAGAATCAAAAGTATTGACATAATCTATGCGACCAACTTCTACAAAAGCAGTAATCCTACTTGTATATACATTCCCTAAATCAAGATAATTCTCAAAGTAATAAGTGCCTTCAGTAGATGTAGTTCCGCCACCGCCATCAAAATCACCTACCATGCTATCAAATAGCCCTGTGGCTGCATCAAAATCAATAGAAGTATCAAGGATTAATCCTTCATCTCCTACTGAGCATTCTACTTTTTGACCTAAGAAAGCAGGGGATTCTGTAATAGTTTCAATGACATTTAAACCGCTAATATCATTAATAATTGCTACAGATCCAGTTGGATTGATAGAAGCATTATCGAGCTTGTCATAAGCCTTAATAAAATAAGTTCCTGTCATAGCTGGAACTACTGCTGTATTAGCAGGGCGAGCTACTTTATCAATAATATCAATAGCATCAGAATAAGTTGCGCCTACAGTAAGGCGAGAATGCCTGATTCTGTAGTAAGCCAAATCTAGATCAGGAACAGGATTCCAAGATAGATGAGCCTGAGTGCCAATGATATTTACAGCAAAATTAGTTACATCCGCAGGCGGAAGTGTTTTGCCATAGATTTCTTGTGTAACAGTTGTAGGAATGCTGCGCTTGCCGATAGAGTTAATAGCAAATACCTTAAAGGTATAAATGCCATCTAAAGCATTGCGAATATCTACAGAAGTTGCTTGAGTTGTAGGCAAAGTAACAAAGTTGCGATCACCTACCTTATAAGATACTTGATAGCTTGTAGCTCCGCTAACTGGTGTCCAAGATAAAGTAACCAATACATTAACATCAGCTCCCTGCTCATAAAGAACCTCTGATGCAGCAATATTCTCAGGCGGATCAGGAACTAAAGATAGATTACTAATTACCCTAGGCGCTAATTTCAAGCCTTGCTCTACTTCAGCATATTTATCAGGATTATGCGCAAGAGCTGTAATTGATAGCCCATCAGCTTCTTCCACAATAGAAGTAACTCTAAAAGTTTGCAAAGATAGTGTAGAAGTTTGCACCATCCAAATAGCATTAACAGCAGGAGTTTCGCTAAATGCGCTAGATACTGTGATTTGATTTGTAGCTACAGAAACAATAGATTTGCTCTCTAATGCTCCGCTAGGAAGGATTACAGATAAAGTTCCAGTTGCAATATTAGCTATAGAGCTAACATCCTGATCTACTGTTACTACTGTAGTTGTAGATGTAGCAACTCTACCGCCAATCCGAGTGCCAGCCCTAGCTTCATCTGCAACCTGAATAATATCGCTTGGGCGGATCTGATTGCCTTCTAAGCCTGTTTTAAAAGTAACAATTTCTGTTTCAGATTGCTCAGTAAATAGAATCCATCTACCAACCCTATTAGCCTGACCTCTAGAAGTGCAGCCTACCGCCACTACTTCAGATTGCACAATGCCATATCGAGCAATTCCATCAGCATCCTCTACATACTCAACCTTTTGGCGATAGAAATCTTCAGGATCATTCCAAGTAACCAAGGCTACAGTATGGCGAGCCTTAATTGCGCTACCCTGATAAGAGAAGCTGCCATCTACTACATTGGAGTTAGAGAACTGGTAAACAGGATCAGCAGGCGCATCATAGCCAAGAGTAATAGCGCCACTAGCCCAATAAGGCATCCCTCTAAAGATAGAAGCCATGCTATTTACTACTGAATAGGCTTCTTCTCTAGTTTGAAAATAAATATTACAAGTATATCTTGGCTCAGTTCCGCCAAATCCATCAGGAACTAGCTCATCACAATATTTGCCAATTGCATATAAAGTCCATTTATCTACCTGAGATTCAGCGATAAATCCGCCTAATCCATAGCGAGTATTTGTAATCAGATCATAAAAGCACCATGCAGGATTATCAGTCCAAGATACTTTAAAAGTTCCATCCCAAATCCCTGTATAGGCTCTAGTTACAGGATTGTAGTTAGATGGAATCTTAACCTTGAGCATTTTAAGATCATAAGATCTAGTAGGAATGCTATCAAACTGAGAAGCATCAATCCGAACTCCTACAATAGCTGAGTTAGGATAGCGGAACTTCCCATCAATAATTTCTGTATAGGAATCCCAAAAAGTCTTATTTTGCAACTCTGATGCAGTTGAATCTGCTGTAATCCTGCGAACTCTAATATCCCAAGGAGCATTACCAGTTAATTGAACTCTATGGCTTTTCTGATATTTAGAAGTTGTTTTTCCTGTAATAGTTGCATATGGAGTTCCATAATTACCATTTACAGAGCTTATATAAGGGCTTCCTGAGCTAACAACTATGCGCATCTCCCACAAGCCTGAATTTTGCATAGGCATAGTAATAGTTCTTACAGTAGTAAGAGTTTCTGAATATCCCCAATCATCCCAGTTGCTATTAACTGTTTGATCTACTTGAGTTGTAATTCCAGCAGTAAGCCAAGTTCCACTTGATTGCAGCTTATATTGCGCTGTATATACAGCAGAATCAGTATCAGTTACAGCAATTTGAATTTGATAGATTGGCTGAGTTGCTTGTGCTGAAGTAGATGATGCAATATTTACTGTATTTGAACTCCAAGCAGATCCTAGAATCTGAGGAACATAACCACCGCCATCAGATTGAACATCAATAGCATATTGAATAGTTGATCCATTCAAATCGCCATTTTGTTTATTTTGCAAAGTAAGCTGAGGAATAGAAATAGTAACCCTTACAGCATCTATATCTTGATTGCTTATTTGCCTAACAATAGGAGTTGCATACTCAACCTGAGTAGAAACACCGATCTCATTTTCTACAGAAGGAAATCCTGAAATATAGGATTGTCCTTGAGAGCCATTAGTAGAAACTACTGTAGCGCCTGTAAAGTTATAAGATCCATTGTCATTTTGCAAAGGAGTTTGATTGAAATAAACTGATTTCAAGCCATTAGCTAAACCTTCAATCTCGCCTTCAGAAACTAGATCTAATACAGAAGCATAAGCAATAGATCTCAATGAATCAGGAGCTTCTACTGCAACCCTTCCTGATCCGCCACCGCCTTTACCACCGCCACCGCCTGCGCCTCTGATTACTGTAGTAAGCCGACCTTCTCCGCTTCCAGTATTGTGAACCCTAATATTATCTGCAATATAGGTATGATTTTGAGCTACTGTTAGGTTATAAACCTTACCATTGCCAATTAGTTTAGATTCTTTCAATGGTCTTAAATGACCATCTCCATCAATAATTGCGTCTTGATTAGTTAAAGTGCCAATCTCAGCAAAATTGCCAAATTGATTTAATACCCAATGATTAGGAGTTGCTTTTACAGAAACTCCATTCCAAAAGTCATATTGCCAAATAGATTCATTCTCATGGAGATGGCAAAGCTCTACAACTTGAGCAGAAAGATCGCCTTTATCATCAAAGGTAATTACCTCATCTCCTGCCTTAATTTCTTCAATGGCTTTATATCCACTAGGAATTGCAATCAAAGTGCCAGCAGCAAAGCACCCACCGCCACCGCCAGCACCTCTAATAATTTTTTTGCTCATGGCAATTCCTCTGCAACAATTCCAGCGCTGATAACTGCGCTACCAACAATCATGCGCCCATATCCGACAGGCACAGGATAACCTTGAGCAGAAGTATTTACTCCGCCATTAAAGACATAGGAAGGCTTATTATCAGGCTGATTATTAGAAGTATCTGAATTTAAAGTAGGAACTGGAGTAAGCATCTGCACTACTCCGCCAATTACCATAGCGATACCAGCACTCATTAAGTAAGGAGAAATAGGCGCTAAGAATGGGATAAATGAAGCTGCAATAAGAACTGCTCCAATAATTACGCTCAAAGTTCCGCCACCGCCTGCGCCTTGTAAAACAGGAACTAATTTAATAGATTCCCTGCCTGCTGGATTATGAAGATCATCTACAGATTGAGCTTCTTTGCCAACTAGCACTTTATAAGCAATACCTCTTTTTTCAGAATCTAGAAGATGCTGTTTAAATGCTGGAAAATTAGTGCATAAGGCTCTTACAGCTTCAGCAGGATTCTTAACATCCATTGAGAAGCTCTTGCCGAATTTCTTACCTAATTCACCTAGAAGCTGTATCTTTTTCATATCTTAAATAACCATAAGTATTTTTAAGCCAAAATCCGCCATAAACATCTCTTGTAGATAATCTTCCTTGGACATGATGCAAAATTTGCTCATCACCCAAGTAAATAGCGCCATGATTAGGAACTTCAGAGCCAATACACATCAGGATAACATCTCCTGCCTGTAATTCTTCTATGGTTATTTTCCTGAATCCAGCCTTTTCAAAATTATCTAAATAGAGATTTTCCCCTATTTTCCACCATTCATCACTTCTTTCAAAGTTTAATAGCTCAATATTTTTCTCTTGTAGATACCAATCTCTAATAATTGAATAGCAGTCTAGAACTCCATGCGACCATTGCCGACCAACCAAAGGAGCTGTATATCCGCTTGGCTCTATATATTCCCATTGCTCTGATGGATAGCCCATGATGAACCAAGGTAAGCCACTAGCTTCACAAGCCACTAAATCAGCCTGTGAAGGCTTTGCGCTCATATTTGGATGGCTGTGTATAACTGCGACTATTTCTCCAGCTATATCAGCCTTTTCATAGTCCTGTGGATCAAGAATGAAGTTATCAGTTCCTCTTGCTAGGTTTTTGCAGGGGATATAAAGTTGCTTGCCATTTTTGATAATGACTAGCCCACAGCATTCTCTAGGATCTTCTGCTTTGGCTTGATCTACAAATCTTGCTTTGACAGAATCAGAAAGGATCATTTCAATAGAGCTGCAGCAGGGAATCCGCCAAAAGGAATTTCAGCATTAGCGCCAAATCTAGCCTCACAAGAGCTAATTCTTTTACCGCATACATCTTGAGCTAGAGTTCCTACTGGATCATCATTAGTATTGAAATAATTAGTGCCAGCATAACCGCATTCAGATCCCCTATACTTCCAAGGGCAAATATTCTGAATAATCTGCCTTCTAGGAAGTTTTACTCCCTGAACATCAAAAGAAGCAGAAAGCTCAAACTCTACAACTTGCTTGCTTTCTCCTGTTTTTCTTTCAATAAAGTAAATATCATCAGGGAACTCAGCAGTAGGATCTGCATCAGGGTTTACACCCCCTGAAAAATTCACAGCATCTAGATACTTGTGCATTGTGCGCTTGCGAGTAATTTTTGCGCCTAATAGATCATCATAGGCTAAAACTAGCGCTGTAATGATTCCTGATAAGTTAGAAACCACTAACTTAGGTCTAGGAAGCTGACCGCCTGCGCTGAACTCAAATCCTGTGATCTGAACTGGATAAGGCTGGTATTCCTGCCCCTGCCAAGTAACTGCCTGAGTTATATTATTAGTGCCAGCATGAAAATAGTAAATATCTCCACCAAAGCTAGTAGCATCAAGCTGGAATAGCTCAATAATTGCATTAGGAGCTAATTTCTGTAGCTCAGAAGTAATCTTTAAAGGGTATGTCATCCTAGATCAAACACTTCCTCAAAACTAGCTGAAATATTGTAGCAATCAATCTCAACCAAAGATAAATCCCAATCCCTGCAGATCCATTTTCCTGCTGCCCCTGTAGGGGGTGTCCAGTTGAAGAAAGTAACTCCAGCCTGAGTAGTTAGGAATGAATCAATAGCAGTTGCTTCAGTTTCAGTCCTGCCATTAAAAGCAAGATTCCAAATCCTAGGATTTTGATTAATACCAAATTGCGCTCTTTGCTCATATCCATCACCAAATTTGACAGATAGAACTGCAGGCTTCTTCTTTTGAGAAGCTCCATAAGAAGGAATATAAGTAAAAGTGGTCATGCTAATATACCGCCTGCTCTTTTCTGTTTAACCAATTCAGCCTTAACTACATTGCCGATCATAATGCCTAGCTTATTGCCATCCTGAGCATCTACTGAACCATTCTGCATATTGACATTAACAACTACATTGCCTGCATTAGATCCGCCATTAGGAATAATCATTCCATCAGTAGAAGGGATAAAAGTTTCCATTCCTCTTTCACCGACTAAATAAGCGCTTCCTGCATTAACCTGACCGCCAAAAGCTCTCATGCCAGCATTTTGAGCCTGTAGCATAGCTGTTTGCTCAGATCCAATATTAGTGCCATACATACCAGCAGTAGCAATATTGCCAGCTCCATAGCTGATTCCTGCAGAAAGCATTTGAACTAATGGAGCTACTATAGATTGGCGGATAAGCAATTTAGCAATATCGGCAAGGATAGAAGTAACCATTGAGCTAAATGCCTGAGCTGCGCTTTGGCTACCGCTAACCATATTGAATAAGCCATCCTCAACACCTCTAAGGGCATTAGTTACAACACCATTAGAAAGATTAGCTAGATTCCTAGATTCATTAGAATATTTAGCTAAAGCCATAGAAGCGCCATATTCATATGAGCTATTTAACTGCTCTTGCTGCTCATAGATTCTATTAGCCTGCCCTGTAGCAAATTCATATTGCCCACCAAGGATAGCCATCTGCTCATTGTATGCCTGCAGAGTTAGTTTGCCTTCTGTGTATTGCTTAGTAATCTCTGATTGAGTATCTAAAAAGCCTTTATTGATAGCGATTAGATCTTGCTGCTGTTTCTTCTGAGCATCACTCATAAAGATTCCAGCAATATCAGCCTGAGCTTTGGCAGCCATCTCAGAGATAGAAGTGCTGAACTTAGTATTAGCATCTTGCGCTCTGCCAAGTCCTTTAGCAAAATTCTCAGCTTCTTTCTTAGCCTTCTCTAAATCTACAGAGAATGGAGCAGTAGTTTTCTTTTCTTCTGCTTTAGGCGGATTGGCAGCCTTTTCTCTAGCTGCTACCAAAGTTTCTAAAACTGTGCGCTGTCTTTCCAAATTCTGTATATCTTTCTTGATAACAGATTCAGGGAATAAGACATTCATTTTATTATTCTGAAGGCTTTGGATTTCTTCATTAATCTTAGAAATCTGCTCTTTGTAATCTCCAGTTCTAAAGCCCATCTGAAGCATATCCATAAAGCCCATGCCATTAGCTCTAGCTACTAAAAATTCTTCTGCTAACTGGTTTAGATAAGGGATTACCTCATTAGCAATAGTCTTACCAACTACAGATCCAACTGTAGAAAGCCTAGTTAAATTATCATTAAATCTTTCAGCTTGCGCAGCAGCCTTTTCAGTAATAACTGCGCCAAATCTCTCCAACTCATCAGCAGATTCTTTAATGCCTTTAGATCCAGCATTAAGCAAAGGAATAAGCTCTGCGCCTGATTTGCCAAATAACTGAGTAGCGATAGCTGTTTTATTTGCGCTATCCTCATAAGTAGAGAATTTATCAGCAATCTCTCCAAGAACTACTGAACTAGATTTAAGAGTGCCATCTGTATTCTTAACAGAGATGCCCATTGCAGATAAAGCATTGCGAGCTTGCCCTGTGCCATTGGCAGCTTCAACCATGCCTTTACTGAGTTTAACTAAGCCAACTTGTAGCTGCCCTGTATCAACATCAGCGAGCTTTGCAGCATATTGGAGTTTAGATAATTCCTCAACTGAGATGCCGACCTTCTGAGCCATCTTGCCAGTAGCATCAGCAGCATCAATTTGAGTTTTTACAAAGCCAACTATAGAAGTTGCGCCATACAATGCAGCAAGGCTTCCTGCTGCTGTCTTAGCAAAAGAACTAATACTTCTGAAATTCTTTTCAGCAGTATAAGAAGCCTTATCTAAAGCAGCAGTAAATTGCGCTGTTTCAGCAGTAAGAGAAACTACTAATGATCCAAGTGAGCCTGCTGCCATTATTCTTTCCTCTTAACCCTGTGCGCAAATTGCGCTTTCAATACATCTGAAGCCTTTGCTTTTGGTGCTTCATCTATTCTGAAGTATGCCAACCATTCAGTAATTTCAGCACTATCCATTCTTCTTAACATCTCTCCGACAGGCATTCCCAATTTCAGAGCTAAATCAAAATAGAACCTTCTTTGGGGGCGGAGCTTTAGTTTTTTGACAGATTATCTAATTCTTCTTCAGTTAATCTATTTAACTTTTGCGCTACCTTTACACACCTCTCAAGAGCAGTAGATGATTTCTGACCTAGCAAGGCAGCATCCTCATTGGAAAAGATTCTTTTACCATCTTCACCAACTGCAGTAAAAGCAACTAACCTAGCTCTGATATTGTCTAGATTAGTGCCTTTAGTTGCAACTAGGCTTTGCTCCCAAGCATCTCGGCTTTCACCAGTCATCAAGGAGATGTATATTTCGCCACCCCACTCAGGAACTTTAACTAACTCTTTTTTTAAATCATTTACTGCTAATACTGCATCTCTAGTGAGAATAGTCATTTTAGCTCTCTACAATAGCGCCTGTGATTTCTAAAGTTACATTGGCTTCTACAACATTATCAACTGCGCCTGAAACTGCAAAGCCAGTTACGAATGCTGAGAATGACCAAGTAGTGCTTGGGCTATCATCAGTAAACACCATCTTAAAGTTTGTTTCTGTGCGAGCTGCTCTAGCTGCTCTCAAAGCCATATGCTGTGCATTAGAAGGGATATAGTTAATAGTGAAACTTAACTGTCCTTCATCTGCCAAGCCCATGCGCTTTTCTTTAGCTGCTGAACTTAAATCAGTAACATCAATAACTGCAGCCGAGCCACTTGGCCCCGAAAAAGTCTTGATCTCAGGAATAGCAGTAAACACTTCAGGAGAAGCGCCATTGCCAATCTTAACTAACATCCCTTGTGCTTCTAAAGCTGCTGAACTCATAATTAACCCCTTTGCCAACAATAATAATCCTGACTGATCCTATAAACTTTCAAATCAGGCTCAAATAAATCTTGATCTGTTTGCAAAGTAGCTTTTGCAGCACTACCTTCCAAAGCTGATCTTACTGATTCTGCTAGTGATTTTACTGCAGAATAAGTATTTGCATAAGTATCTACCTGAATGCGAACTAAATCAATAGTTGCGCCACCATCTAAGGTATTTTCAGGAGTAGATGAGATGCGAGAATAAACAATATAAGGGGCAGCTACTTTCTCAGGCGCTACTAATGGATATACCTTTCCACTAGCTAGGCTAGATAATGCTGCATAAATAGTAGTTTCTATGGTCATTTTTTAGCCAATTTCTTTGCTTGAGTTTGTATTGCCTTGCCTAATCTTTCCTTCATTACATCTACAGCTCTTGATTTATTAGCTTCAAAAGCTGGTCTTAGGAATGGTTTAGCTTGCATTTTAGCAGTTCCGAACTCCAAAAAGCGCCAATAATATGCTTCGCCTGCAGTTTTATAATTTTTACCTACTCTGCCCTTCCTGCGATTATAGGCAGTATCTTTGTATTGAGCCTTTCCTTGGCGGATGCCTACAAAGAAAGTTTCTCTACCAGTAGCAGAATTGCGCCTACTTCTATAGCGATATACAGCAGTTTTCAGATTACCAGTTTCACCAACTGGAACTCTAGCCTTAACATCATCCACAATAACTTTAGCTGCTGCGCTAACTGCGCTGCGCAATGGTCTGCCTTGGATCTCCTTTGGCAGCTCATTTAGAGCTTTTTGAAGCTCCTTTAGCCCAGTTATTTGAACTGAAATCATGGTTTCTTAGCAAGAATCTCTACACCATCAGCCCTGCCAATCTCAGCAAGGTAGAGAATGTCATAATCAATCCCATCATAGGTAATCTTGGCAGTTTCATCAAAATCTTCCCTAAAGCGGATTCTGAATTTCACAGTAGCTTCAGGAATAAATTGGCTTGCTGCGAAAAACTCCCTGCCTGTTACTGGTAACTTCTCAGCCCATACTGTAGCAAGCAGGGTATAAGCAATAATCTCAGCCCCAAAAGAATCCCTTGTAGAAGTCTTAACCTTGATTTGAATCCTGCGATCTAATTTACCAGCTCTCATAACTTCCTCTTAAAGACAAAAGATCCTATATCTTCTCTGCCTAAAAATGATTCAACATTGGAATATTCCACCATCTCAAATCCAAAATTACCCATAAATGCTCTTAATCCATTTTTAGTCCAATACCAGCAATGCTCATCAGGTCTAAAATGCTTGCTTCCTAGAATATGCTCTTTATCCCTATAAACAGGGCATGAAACAAAAGCATAGGTCTTAATATTGTCTAAAAGAGCTGTGGGATTATGAATATGCTCTAAAGAATCCCAAAAGCTCATAGCATCTATTTTACTTGGCTCTCTGTATTTGCCAACAGATTTCAACCAATCTACAGCGCAGGGATTAATATCAAATCCATAGCCATTAGGCAATTCTTTAATAAATGCTCCTGAGCCAATACCAATATCAAGGATTTCATCAAATTCATAGCTTTTGACAATATCAAGCCTAGCCTGATTTAGCTTTCTGCCAATATCGGTTTTTTCCATCTCCTGATATTTCTGCCAATATCCAGCATCATAAGGAGCTTCTTCTACAGGGTAATAGCCAATCCCAAAATCAGGAAGCCACAATAATTTATCTTTCAAGCAGCTCTCCTAGATTCTTCATAAATGAATTTGCAGTAATAGTTTCTACATCCATAGGCTTATAAACCCTATCAAGGCGATCAGGATCAACCCAATTAGTTTGAAAAGCTCTATGGCTAAAGTAATTTGACCAAAGCATTAGAGTGGGGGTATTGAGGTGCTGACTAACAATAGTATTGCCACCGCACCAACCAACAAAGGCAGAAGCGCCTTTAATTAGCCCAAAAAGCTCTGTAAGGCTAGTTTTACCGCATAGATTAATGATGCCTTCATCTTCTAGCTGCTGATTGAATGGCTCATCCCATGAGCTTCCAGTAAGGATCAGTTTGTAGCCTTTAATATGGCTCATAAGTTCTTTGATCTTTTTAGGGGGCATCTTTGCCACCCAATCTTCAAACATCCCATGATTGCTGAAGTAGAAAATGATATATGGCTCTTTATATGGAACTACACAATCATCAATCTGAACTTCATAATTCCAGTTAGTTTTATATTGGGGCATGATTTGATCCATGCTATGCCCTATGCGCAAGCCACCATTTATGCAGATAAAGCGATCATAGCCTTTAAATCCTTCTACAACCTCTTTAGAGCCATCCATATAAACTTGATGGAATAGGTGCTTTTGCTGATTGTTCATTGGCGCATTGTCATATCCAGCAAACTTAACAAAAGGAATGCGACTGACAAAGCCATCAGCTCTAGGTCTGCCATCAAAATTCCAAATAGTGATCTCAGGGATAACACCTTTGCAGTTTTGCTCTATATAGCTTTCCATCTTGAGCATTACCCAATGAATATCACCAATTCCGCATATAGTTAGGATTCTCATCTTTTCTCTCTGCTTGCTTGAAAATGCTCAATTACAGGCTTTCTACCGCCATAGTAATCCCTACTTAAATCAAAAATAAAGCAATATTCAGGCGGAAGCTCTGCAATATTTAAATCAGTTGTTTCACTTATAGCTTGATCTAGATTCTTTTGATCGAATATCTCAGGCTTTTCTAGATTGATTGCCATCCATCTCAGCAGAAGGCGAATAGTTGCAGCAGTATTTTTAAAATAAACTGTGCCTGAAAGAAGCTCTTGATCTTTAAATCTATGGAATGCTATATCAGCATCTAGCTCATCAAACAGTATAGGGTTTTCTCTAATAATAGAATCCGCATCAGTCCATACAACTGCATCTGAGCTTATAAGGTGCTTCAAGATGAATTCAGGCTTATGATGAGTATTTTTATCCCAAGAGCCTAAGTTGGGTATCTCCTCAATACAATAAGGCAACCTAAGCTCATTTAATGAGTTCCTGAGCCTATCTGCTTGCTCCTTGTAGTTAGGAGTGTAGTAGCTAATAAATTTCATCAGTTATTATACTTTTTCTAAAACAATTAATATCTGAATCCCTAGAGCAGTTCACTACCTCTAAGCCTGCCTGCTGCATTAGCGGAGCTGCATCATTCATATGCTTTATCCATCTGCGCATATCAGGAGATTTGCTTAATGGGCTTGGATGCTTGCCATGCCAATGCTGACCTGAGTTTTTAAAGTCATAACCAAGAAGCAGAATCTTTCTAAAGCCTTGTAAGTAAGCAAGATTAATAACTTGAAAGCCTGAATTATTGCCAGTTGCAATAATCTCTGATTCACAGAATTTAGCAGAAGAATCATGCCCTATTAGGTTTAAACTGTATTTTTTGGCAGCATTCTCATTGATAGTCCATTTTTGCCCTGAGAACTCAGGCTTATGGTAATCCCACCATTCTTCATCACAAGCATAAAGAATATCAGCCCAAGGAGCTAATTGATAAGTAGTGTTAATGACATAAACAAAGGCTTTACCTTTGCAGTAATCAACATCTTCTCTAGTTAGGCTTGTTCCGCTTGCTATGCAGATTGCAGTTTTCACTACACTCCCATATTCAATCTATAGAATTGCAGCAAGTTTTCAACTGTAGGATTAACCTGATAGGCTTTCTCTCCGCCAGATTCTCTATTGGCATATAGATCGCCAATAATTAACATCATTGCAAAGCGCATAGGCTTTGGCATTGGGTTTAGATCAGGGCTTCCACCTGAAGTATATCCAGCAACATAGCGCACCTTAACATTATTAGGCACAGCATATAGCTCAGGATAAGTTACATTGTATGCATGAGTGATTTGAGCAGGCTCAGAATAGGTATCTACCAAATACTGATTAGATGCCAAAGTTTGCTCTACTCCATTTACATCTAAATATTTTATTGAAGTAACTGATTGCAATGAGCTATCTAAAACAATAGGATCAGCCCATCCAGTTAATGCTTCTTCTAAAGTTTGTGTAGCAATAGGTCTGCTTAAATATTGCTCTAGGTATTGCCTAGCAGCAGTAATAAGACTATCAAGCAAATCCTGATCGGCAGCAACATCATCCACTCTGAGATATTCAGCAACATCATTAGCAGAAATTGGCTCATAAGTAGGAGCTGTAATTACCTTAGTTGGCATTTTTGCGCTTTCTCAGTTTTTTAACTTGCACATCTTGTTCAATATGGGGTTTAACCTCAAGCTGCTCCCATTGTTTAGGCTTAAATTCTGTAACAAGTCCAGCGCCTATCCAATATACAGCGATCCCATTATCAACATCAAAAGTCTGCCCAGTTGTAATATCACCAATCTGAGCAGAAATAAAATCTCTATTTGCAGTAACTAGCATAATAAAAAGGCAGGGAGCTTTTGACCCCCTGCCAGTTTAATTACAATACTAAAGAGCCATACTGGATAGAAGCAGGGCGATAGATTGCCAAAGCCAAGCGAGATTCAGCACGAACAGTTACTAAGTTCTTTTGGAAGTTAGTATCATCAGCTTCACTCATCTCAACAGTAACACCTTGGCGATTCCATACCTGAGCAGCAATATCCATTGCACCAACCATGAACTTACCAGCAGTCATAGTATTAGTTACAACAACAGGCAAGCCCCACAATGTAGGTGTCATAGCCATGTTAGGAGCAAACTCATACTCACCAGTAGTAGATTTAGTGCGCTCGATAGCACCCCAATCAGCAGGATTCAAGATGATAGCAGTTGCTTGGTAATCAGCAGCAGCTACAGCATAGATAGCCTTATTGATAGAATCAATGCCATTATCACCGCTTACAGGAGTGAAAGCTGTGAAATTGCCTGATTTTGTCAAACCACCGATATTTTGACCTGTGCCATTGCCATTCAATAACTGCTGGTCAATGCGCAACTCAACACCATAGCGCAAGCGAGTATCAACATAAGAAGCGAGTGCAGGAGCATCATCCATAACTTGCTTAGAAAGTTTCAACCAATGAGCAATAGTTTTAACTGGAGCAGATACTAGCTCGAATGTCAAAGCTGATTCAGGCTTAGTTACACCTTCAGCAGTTTCAGCAGCAGAGTTAGTGAATGCGAGTTCACGAGTATATTCAACCAAGTTGCTAGTAGTTGTGCCAAAAGGCAATACATCACGAATGCGCAGGCTGCGATAAGCACCGCTAACAATACCTGATTGGCGCTGTGGAGCTACCAAAGTATCAGAGTTAGCAGCAGGAGAGCCTGACTGACCAGTAATAGTATTCTTTAACTCAATGCGAGCTTTAGAAGTGCGACCTTCAGCAAAAGCCTTGAACTCATCAGAAGATGCGAAAGACTGACCCAAAGATTTAACTTCTTCAACTTTGCCACGCAATACAGCATCAGCATTCTTTTGCTCGATCTCTAGCATACGATCACCTAAAGATTTGAGTTCTTGAACAGCCTTCTCTGCAGCTTCTACAGCAGCTTTGCTCTCTGTGCCAGCAGATTTAAGCATTGCATCAATTTCAACTTGTTTCTTTTCAATGGTTTCAATAACCTGATTTAGATCTGACATTTTAATTTCCTTTAATGATTTGGTTTAAGCGATTTACAATCATTGCTTGTTCTAACTCAGTCTTAACTTCATCTCGAAGCACCAACTTTATTTGCGCCAGCAATGCTTTTGCGCTTGAGTTGCTTAGGTTTGCTGCATCTCGCAGAAATTCCTCAGCTTCCCGAATACTTTTAATGCTCTCTATATCTGATTTTACAGAATCAAGAGAAATTCTAGCAGCATTATCAGCAGGATTATCTACTACTGATACTTCTACTAAATCAATTTTGCGAAGATAGCGGATTCCATCTCTCAACTCATATCCGCCTTGTGGCAGTTTGAAGCCAATAGATAAGCCATCTAGAGTTTCATTCTTCATGCTTGCATAGATCGCATCAGCAGTAGGATGCCCTAGTGAAAGCTGACCTTTGACATACAAGCCCTTGGAATCTTCTTCCATAGAAAGCCATTTACCAATAGTTGCAGGCATATCGCTACGGAATGAGCTGTGATTAAAATACATAGCTACAGGGCGATCTCGATTAACAATAGTATCTGTGTAAGCGCCTTTTACAATGCTGTCATTGTAGGAATCAATGCCATCAAATACAGAAGCATAGCCTTCAAAGATACCAAAATCACCCATCTTCACTTCACAAGAAGCAAAGTTCATCATTTTCTTTTCTAACATAGGCTTATACCCCTGCTTTTCTTCATCAATTCTATTTAACTGCCTATTCTTGGTATTAGCCCAAGATTTGCCAGCATCCCCACCCCATAAAGCCCAAGCAATTCTTCCTGCGCTTGGATAGCCTTCTTCTCCTTGGCTAAATCCTTGCCCCTGCTTATCAACTTCATGCCTTGCAAAATAACTAACCATCCTTCTCACAGTTTCAGCAGATAGCTCTCTCTTATTAATAAGATCCCTAGCTCTTGCTACCCCTACTTCTGTGCCACCTCTATTAAACTCATCTCTCCACTCTAATCCTTTTTTGGCTTCTGCAGCCATAGAATCAGTAGGAGTTAAATCAATTTCTTCACCTCTATATACAGCTTTTTCATCTTGCCTTGCAAATACAGCATAGCAATAACCTAATCTTTGCTCATTATCAGGAAAAGTATTAACAGCTTCTTCATCTCCCATGCAGCGAGATACAAATTCTGATTCTGTTTCATCTTCTCTTGGTGTAGGCATTATTGCTCCAATTTTTCATATGATAATGCAAAAAAGCTACGCAACCAACAACATTAAGAGAGTTTCTTCATCAATCCCTAATTGCCCTAATGCACTTGTTTCGCTAATCTGTGATTCAGATTGCACAGAAAGCACTTTTGCTCCGCCATTAATGACAGTAAATCCTCTTGGAGTTACTCTGCCTGCATAGGCTACAGCTCGGATTGGGATTACTTTGGCAGTTGCATTAACTTCATTCTTAGAGAATCTACCGCCTGTATATTCTTCAGGGGCTATCTCAGATCCAGTTGCGCTAACAGCTCCAGTATTTGCTTGTAGAGCAATACCATTTAATTGAATTATTGGGCTAGAACTAGCTGATGCGCTGATATTTGCTGCAGAAATGCTTAAATCTATGCCTAAAATTGCTATGGAATCTACAACTTGCTCATTAATTGAGCCATATTCAGCAGTTAAATCTATGCCATTAAGTGCTATAGATGAGTTTTGAACTCCGCTTGCGCTGATTGTTGCTACATCTGCTAACGCTTCTAAGCCTGAAATGCTGACAGAATCATTAACTATTTCATTAATATTGCCATAGGCGGAGCTTAATTCAAGCCCTGTTATAACAATGTTGCTATTTTGAATACCAGTTGCAGAGATACTTGCTGCAGAAATTGTAGATTCTTGCCCTACAATTTGTGTAGTATCTGATACATTTTCAGAAATAGTCCCTGCAGCAGCAGTAAGGGTTATCCCTGATACTGATGCAGTAGGGCTTAATACTCCGCCATCATCAAAATTGCCTGCTGCAGAATCAAATAAGCCATATCCTGAATCAAACAGGATTGCCATATTTAGCTAATCCGAATAAGGGCAGAAGCTCCTGCTGCTGGAAGATCAATAGTGAAAGTTCCTGTTACAGAAACTACATTAGCGCCAAAATCAAAAGCAGCCACAGCCTTATTAGATTTGCTTGAGTTGTAGATCAAGCAACCTCTAGCAGTAATTGTGGAATCAGCCCAAGAAGGATCGCTAAAAGTAATATAAGCAGTATTAGAAGCTAATCCGCTTGTATATCCGCTAAGAGTAGCTCCGCCTGCTGTGTAGCCTGTGCCTGAAACTTCATTAGTTGCAGAGTAAGCAGTAGTAGCAGCGCTTAAAGTAGCTGCATCTGTATAGAGAGCTATCTTGTAAGTATCGCCTGAAGCATGAACACCCTCAAGAATCTCTTGCTTAAATGAATTGCAAATTGCTGTAGTGATTGTCATGCTTATTCCTCTATTGATTCTGCGCCTGTAACATTACCTTTATCATCCCGAACTAGCTTAATGCTCTTTTTGGATGGCTTACCATCTGTTTCTTGCTTCAAAGTAAGGCTAATAGGAGTGCTTTCTACCTTGATATTAGGATTTAAAGTTACCTGATTAGGCTCTTTATTGTGCTGAATACTAGCAATTTCATGCTTAATATTGCGATCCATATCACTCATAGCGCCTAGAATCTGCGCTGTATCAGATGCAGAAGTGCCACCTAATTCAGTAATTGGTGTCATCTGAGCCTGCAAATAAGCCCGATCTCCGCCTTCAATCGGCTTCATACCTTCAGATTGTCGGCACTCATTGATAGTTTTGAAGCCTGCATTGATAGCTTCTTTGTAAGTTGCAAAGCGAGTTTGCTCATCACCTCTGAGCAATGCGCCAAAATCAAACTCAAACTCATAATTTCTGCGATCTGATGCAGTTAGCAAGCTGTTAGAGATAGATGCTTCATATCTTTCAAGATAAGGGCGCAATCCTAGCTTATAGAAGCCCTGAACTATCTGCTCAATACCTGATCCCCAAGTAGTAGAAGCAGAAGTATCATTGATTAGCACAGAAGGCACACCAAAGAAGCGAGCAATATCTTCAATTTGGAATCTGCGAGTTTCTAAAAGCTGAACATCTTTAGGATTCATAGAAACTTGCTGATAAGTCATGCCAGCTTCTAGAACTCTAAGCGGATCACCTGATCCAGCAGCTAAATCTGCAAACTGTCCTCTGATCTGCTCTCTCTGCTCAGGCTTTAAGAGCTTATCAATAGTCAATACTCCAGTAGGTTTGAATCCATTAGATGCTAGAGCCTTAACCCGATCATCTGAAGCTAGTCCAATTCCTACAGAGTTGCGAGCATAAGCAAGCGGAGATAAGCCCACAATGCCATTGCTCATTAATTTAATATGCCAAATAGATTCAGGAGCATAAACAGAAAGATTAGCGCCTGAGTTGTAGCGATAAACTATTGTGCCATCAGTAAGAAGATCAACTTCCATCTGCTCTGCCATCAAAGGCAGAAGGCTAGTGATCCGATTGCCTGTCTTTGAAATATGCGCATAAGCATTACCATGCAGGCAAAGCTGCATAGTCATAGTTTCAAAAAACTCTACTCTGTTTTGATATTGATTAGGCTTATTTTTAAAGAGCTGCGCAAGCGGATGCTCATTATCTAAAATGCGAGTGCCATCAGGAAGAATCTTGTAGGCATTAACTGGTAATCCGCCAATAGTTTCAGCAATTAGTTTTACACAAGCCCAAACTGCAGAGAACTTGAGAGCTGTATCTTCATTAACTGTAATATTTGCAACATTATAAGAGCCTGCATTAGCTTGCTGAACTCCTGCTTCTCGCCTACCAGCGATCCCAAAGCCAAATAATAAACTTGAATACCATGCCATATTTATAGCCTTATAGGGTTAGCAAGAAAATCATCTAGATCCCCATGCTCATTATTATTTGCAATAGCTCTACTCAATGCCATAATCAAAGCTACCACTCCATCAATCTTATTCTCATGCCTTTCTTTCCTTGGATAGATATTGTCTTTTGCATCTGTATGACAAACTACATTACTAACCATCCAAGTAAGAACTGGATCGCCATTGTGATGAAACTTCTTATCTAGCACCAATGCTTCTAATTGCTTCATTGGCTCGCTAAAGTTCAGCACAGTAGGGCGAACCTCTACCATATTAACTCCTTGATTTAACAATCTCATTGATAACTGAGTAGCCTGAAATGGATCATAAGGCACTTCAATAACATCAAATCGCTTGCAATCTTCTAGGATTTTATTCTCTATTACCATAAAGTCAATTATCGCACCATCAGTTACACTAAGTAACCCAAGGCTTTCCCATCCTGAATACTGAGAATTCTCACCTTTATCTACAGTATCTCTAGGAAGATAGTAATCCCCAAAAGCATAATAATGCCCATCTCTGACATAAAGATTAATTTTTGCAGCAATATCGGTCTTAGATGCTAAGTCCAAAGCCATAAAGCAAGGCTCGCCTACAAAATCATCTACAGAAAGAGTTGGATCTGCGCAGGCATCCCAAGCTCGCATATCCATCCAGCTTACATCAGCATTAACCCATTCATTAAGATGCTTAGTCCTAAAGTTGTTTGCAGCGCTAGGCATACTCATTGCTTTTGCCTGCAATGGCAGTAGAACTTCAGGCATTACAGAAACACCCCAATTAGGGT